TTTATTTGAAACTTCAGTAGATGTACCTGATGATATGTTTTTTTTATTTTCAAAATAATCAAAAATAAATTTAGAATTATCTAAAAAATATTCTTTCTTTTTACTTTTTAATTCTTTTATTTTACTAATAATTTCTTTAATACGGTCAGCTATATCTAATTTTTGTTCAACTGTTAGAACATGATTTGCCAATTTTAATTCTAGTTCCTTTTTTTCAGCTTTTAAATCAGGAATTTTATCATTTTCATTTTTAGAAAACTCATTTAAAAATTCTTTGTGTTTACCATCTAAAGTAATTGATTTTTGTTTGTTAAATTTTATTTTTTTGTTGGTTTTAGGCTTAAAACTTGGCATTTCTCTTTAATAAGAAACATAGTATTTATTTAATTGATAATAAAGACTAAATATATTTTAAACAAGTTTAAAGATAATAATACTTTTCTTATTTTTTTATAAAATGGATATTAAAATTAAAATGGATAATTATTTAGAAAATAATAATATTAAAATAGATAATATTAAATTTCAAAAAATGTTATTTCTTTTTAATGCTATTGAGGAAGGATGGTCTATTAAAAAGAAAAATAATTCATATGTATTTTCAAAAAATCACGAAGGAAAAAAAGAGGTGTTTGAAGATAATTATTTGGATCAATTTATGAAGTCCAGTTTTGATATGAAATCATTTATTTCTTAGATGTTAAATGGTCGTATTCATTATTTTTACAAATAAATAAATTTGTAAAAATAATTAATTAAATTAATTAAATGAATTAAATTAGAATTTGAAAAATTTTTTTCTTTAGCAATAATATAAAATGGGAGGTGGTTTAATGCAATTGGTTGCCTTGAGCTTTAGGGCGCAACAGTCAGGTGCTATAATGGTTTCACATATACCATTATGGATAAACACTGTAAAATGTGACTATCATATAATTAATTATTAGTATCCCCATCTAATAATATATGATAGATATAACTGGCTAGTAAATAGTTATAAATAAATGTAATAAATATTAACTATTTGCGACATTCTCAAATTGCGGGAAACCCCTTAGAGTCTTAGTTACCAAATTACATTGGATGGAAAACAATGTGATGGCTCCGAATAATACTCGGTAGAATTAAAAGGTATGGTAAAAACACTAAGAATTGGGCAATCCGCAGCGAAGCACCCTCCAAATAAATTTATATAAATATATAACTTTGGGTGAACGTTCAGAGACTAAACGGGAATGGGGTGTAATAACCTTAAGATATAGTCCGGCCTTTAGGGAAACCTTTAGGAACAACCGACGGTGCACAGGACGTTTACCTTAAAAACCTGTAGGGTAGAAAAACAACAGGGAATATCAAAAAAATAAGATATTCATAAAGCCTTTTGTGGATGCTTTTCTTTATAGAAAGTACCACTGTTGTTAATCAGGGAAATTAATAGATTTATAAATTAATTTGAAAATCCCTGGTAAGAAAATCAAACTGCTTGAAACCCCTAAAACTTATTCTACTAAGCAATTTTTGTGAGAAAATTGTGGCCAAGACAAAGACCTTGGGTATAGTAAAAATGAATAAGATGATTTGAAATTAAAAGTTCGAAGAAATGGGCAATGAGCATCCAAGCTTCTTTAAATAAAAGTACAATTTAAAACAATATAAATATAAAATAAAAATACAAGTATAAATAAATGTCTTGCGAAATTACTGAAATAGTATGTGATAAATGTGAATTGAATTTCTCAATTAATAATTACAGAAAATACAGTGAAAATAAATTCGGAAAAACGTGTAAAAAATGTTTAAATGAATTAGATAAAACAAGAAAGAAAAATCTTAGACAAAAAAGGTCAGAAACTATTTTTGTAAAATGTGAAAAATGTCAAGAAGAAAAGGCATTAAAAAATTTTGCGAAACTAAAAAAGTTTTATAAAAAAAAGATTTGTATTTCTTGTTATCCCAAATTTTTAACAGATCAAAAAACTGAATGGTGTAAAAACGAGCATAATACAAATATGAATTATAGAATAAAAAAATCGTTAGCTGCCCGTTTAAGAAATGTTCTTGTTAAAAATGATTCAACTATGAATTATATTGGATGTAATATTCAATATTTAAGAGAGTGGTTTGATTATAATTTCACGAGTGAAATGAATTGGGATAATTATGCATCATATTGGTCTATCGACCATATTATACCTACTTGTAAATTTGATTTAACTTTAGAAAATGAAAAATTTAAATGCTGTAATTGGTCTAATTTAATGCCTGTTACTATTAAATATAATTCATCTAAAAAAGAAATAGATATGAATCAAATTAATTTTATTGTAAATAAATTAAAAAAATTTAAAGAAGAAGGTTCAACGACTAAATGGTTTTCGACTGAATTTATACTAAATATAGAACTAGCTGAAATGAAAGCAAGTATAAATTCTTTTTAAGATATAGTCTAATCCTTATTGAAAGATAAGGTAGAGGAAACGTACAGGTAATCCTCAAATTACTTTTTGGAAAGTTACTTACAGACGTTACACAAACTTTGCTATTGAATCAATTGAGCAAACTTTCAACGGACAAGCCGATTTCGGTCGTCGTGTCCAATGTACTATCAGCCGAAACGGTGATTTGGCTTACAGAACATATCTCCAAGTTACACTTCCCGAGATCAACCAACTTATGGGTCTTGGAAACTACTCTACCGGAAACACTGGCGTGTATGCCCGTTGGTTAGATTACCCCGGTGAGCAACTTATCGCCCAAGTTGAGGTTGAGATTGGTGGTCAAAGAATCGACCGTCAATATGGTGACTGGATGCACATCTGGAACCAACTTACAATGACTACCGAACAACAACGTGGATATTTCAAGATGATTGGTAACACAACTCAACTTACATTCATCACAGATCCCTCTTTCTCTGATGTTGATGGTCCTTGCGACTCCTTGGCTCCTCGTCAAGTTTGCGCTCCTCGTAATGCTCTTCCTGAGACAACCCTTTACGTGCCTCTTCAATTCTGGTTCTGCACCAACCCTGGTCTTGCCCTTCCTTTGATTGCTCTTCAATACCACGAGGTCAAGATTAATCTTGATATCAGACCTATTGATGAGTGCTTGTGGGCTGTTACCACATTGAACTGCAATTCTGGATATGCTAATGGAACCCAGTTGGATCCTGGAAGTCAATACAATGTTGGCCGCCCTGTTCCTGCCACTATTGCTTACAATCAATCTTTGGTTGCTGCTTCTTTGTATGTTGACTATGTGTTCTTGGACACTGATGAGCGCAGACGTATGGCCCAAAATCCTCACGAGTATTTGATTACCCAACTTCAATTCACAGGTGACGAATCCGTAGGAAGTTCTAGTAATAAAATAAAGTTGAACTTCAATCACCCCGTGAAGGAGCTCATCTGGGTCGTCCAACCCGACCAAAACGTAGATTATTGCTCTTCTTTGACTTGCGATGCTCTTCTTTTCAAGGTACTTGGTGCTCAACCCTTCAACTACACTGATGCCATTGATGCTCTTCCTAATGCCGTTCACGCATTCGGAGGTCCCGCCTCTGTTGCTCAAGACAGCCGTGCCTTTATTGATGCTCGTGGTCTTTTCAATGATGCTGGTGCTCTTGACTACAACCCCGAACAATTGGGAGTTAGTGGTTTCACTGGATATTGGCACGGACCTTCCAATCCTTACAATGAGGCAAATCTTGGCGGTGATGGGGTTATTGTCGATGGAGCTGTTGTTGGATCTAACCATTTGGATAACTCTGGTGTGTCTGATGCCGGTACATTCGTTCTTACGGAAACCTCTTTGGATATGCATTGCTGGGGCCAAAACCCCGTTGTGACTGCTAAGCTCCAATTGAACGGACAAGACCGATTCTCTGAGCGTGAAGGTTCTTACTTCTCTTGGGTACAACCTTACCAAGCCCACACCAGATGCCCTGATGAGGGTATTAACGTGTACAGCTTTGCTTTGAGACCCGAGGAGCACCAACCCTCAGGAACTTGCAACTTCTCCAGAATTGATAACGCCACACTCCAACTTGTGCTCTCAAATGCTACGGTTGAAGGAACAAAAACCGCAAAAGTGCGTGTTTATGCCACAAATTATAATGTGTTGAGAATTATGAGCGGTATGGGGGGGTTAGCTTACTCAAATTAAGTAAACTGAAATATAATATTTCATTTAAAAATATCTTAAAGACATTCATATTATATAATATACAATATGAATTACACACTTTTGTATGATTTTAATTCACAATTAAATTGTGGGCTTATTTGCTTCAATGAACATTCTATTTTAATAGATTTTAAAGACCTATTTTCTATTATAAATTTTGACAGAAATTTCATTCATTATTATCCTGAAGATAAAGATTATCCTTTTTATTTACGACACCATCAAAAAATTTCTTATTTGGAATATTTATTTAAATTTGATTTTTCAAATATTGAATATGTATTTAAAAATAATAATAAATTTGATTTAAGGAGAGAAAATATAATTATTTATCATAATTTTCATAAAAAAATATCAGAAAAATACAATATTTTAGATTTTAAACTAGGGCATTATATAGATACTGGTTCAGATGCTTACATTATGAAAAATCCTATGTGGAAAATTATAGAAAACGGAAAAGAATATTTATTAATGTATTGTGAAAAAAATACTATTATTAAATTATGTCAAGAATCATTAGATAAAATAATAGAATACGAAAAAGATAACAATATGAATAAAATAACATTTTTAAAATTGCAAAATGGTTATATAATGGGAAGTAATAATTTATATATTCATCAAATAATTACGGGTTGTTATGGAAATGGTAAAGGAACAACAAATGTAAGTGTAGACCATATAGACCAAGACCCATTAAATAATACTTGGGAAAATCTTAGAATAGCTACAAGAAAAGAACAAGAACAAAATTCAAAAGGTATTAAACCTGGTACAAAGAGAGAAAGAAAACTTACAGCTCAAAATTTACCCGATGGAATAACACAAGATATGTTAAAAAAATATGTAGTTTATTACAAGGATTATGCGGATAAGGATAAAAAAATATTAAGAGAATATTTTAGAGTAGAAAAACATCCAAAATTAGACAAACTTTGGTCTACAACAAAATCAAACAAAATAACCATTCAAGAAAAATTAGCTCAAGCTAATAAAGTTGTAGATGATTTAGAGAATAATATTTATCCAAAAAAAGAAGAAATTCAATTACCAAAATATGTTTCTTTAATAAACACTAGAGGAAAAGAACATTTAGTATTTGATAAAATACATTCTGATGACAGATTAAACCTAAAAATGGTATTACCAGAAGAATATGACATTAATGAACAAATTATGTTGTTAAAAATAAAAGTTAAGCAAAAATATGGGGCATATTTTATTGGAAATGAAAATATATTCAATTATAGTTACCTTACTGAAATTGACGACAAAAATAAGTATGTTAAGAAAATTACATTTGATATATTTAGATGCTTTTGTCACAAAAAACATACTATAGAATTTGAAAATGAAAAAACTGAAAGAGATGCTATTTTAGAGGCAGAAAAATGGTTTTCCAAAAATATAACTGAAGAATATTTTAATAAATATATAAATTATTGTGATATAGAAGAACAAAAAAAACATTATATAAATTATGGTGTATATTGTAATTGTAATCGTGAAAATTATGATGAATATAAAAATTTTAACAAAGGTCAATTATTAGGAGGAGGAACATTTCTTGATACAATTGAAAAATTTTCATATAACCATATTTATTTAGTTTGTGGTTCTTAATACAAAATTTTGAAGAAAAAAATCAAGAACCTATATTATATAAAAATGGAGTAGGACAATATGATGCGGAAAATAAATTAATTCAAGAATTTATATGTAACTATGATTGTATAAGGTCTATCCATATTAGTGATAAGACATTAGAAAAAGCTTTACAAAATAATATATTGTATAATGGAAACTATTTCAAGCTCTTGGGTTATAAGGCGAAATGTTTGGAAATTGCGACTAATTAAATTAAGAGTATGTGTTTAAAACATTACTTTTAGTTTAATAATAAATTTATAATATATTATTTATATTATAATGATACTTATATATACTTAAACAACTTAAAGTCATTATACCCTTATATATTATAATGGATATACTAAAAGCGTTTTCTTTGTTAGATACAGAGTATCAAATTAATATTCAAGGAACATTAGAAGATCCGATATTTCAAGCAAACCAAATTGGAAAACTATTAGGAATTAGCAATATACATGATAGTACAAAAGATTTTTCTGAAAAAGAAAAATATATAGATTTAACCTATACCCTTGGTGGAGTTCAAAATTTAATGTTTTTAACTGAATATGGTCTTTATAGATTATTAGGAAGGTCAAGAAAACCAATAGCACATAAATTTCAAGAATGGATGGTTTCAGTCTTAAAAGAAATTAGAATAAATGGAATATATAAATTACAACAAGACAAAGAAGTAGATAAACAATTATATCAATATAAATGCGAATTATCAACACATAAAACATTATTAAAAGCATATGATAAAAAAAACATTGTGTATATTTGTAAGTTTTATAAAGTAAATGATAAATTCGTAATAAAAATAGGTTCTACGCAAGATATTAAAGAGAGACTGACAAATATTTCAAATTCATTTAATTGTCAAGAACCATTATTATTAGATATATTTGAAAATAATAATTATAAAAAATTTGAACGAAAAATTCATCATCACGAATATCTCTCTCAACATTATGAAAAAATATCCAAAATAGATGGTACTACTTCAAGAGAAACATATTTAATAGATGACAAAATATATCAAGATTTTATTACTATTATAAATCAAATTAAAATTGAATTTTTACCACAAGATGTAATATTAATTGAAGAACTTAAGATAATACAACAAGATAAAAAAATTAAATTAACTGAATTAAAAATTCAACAATTGCAGTTTGAGATTGAAATGAAAAAAATAGAATTAGAATTAAAAAAAATACAAACTACTATTTCAGATAATATTGAAGAAGAAAATGTAGTTCATTTAAATTTAAATAACAAAAATATGGATGATGACACTGAATCAGAAGAAGATGAAGACGAAGAGTTAGAACTAGAAGTTCAACAAGTGCCTAACTATATAAAAAAAAGACATAATGGAATTAATACTCCCAAAATATATCAATATAATTTAGATGATTTAAAAAATCATATTAAAATGTTTGATAGTCCATCTGAATTAGAAAGAACACTTCAAGATATCTCTCTAATCTCATTAAAAAGAGCTTCGCAAAATAATACAATTTATAAAAATTTTAGATGGATGTATGTTAGTCGCAATGAAATGCCACCATCACAGCTTGAGGAAACGGTTGAATCAAAACATAAATCACCAGAGGTTAGATTTATTTCTATGATTGATATTAAAAAAACGAAAATTTTAGCGGTTTATGCATCACAAAAAGAAGCGGTTGAAGCAAGAAATATGAAATGTAATAGTTTTACACGAGCAATCCAACAACAACATATTTCAAGCGGTCATTATTGGAATTTTTTTGATGCTTGTTCTGAAGAAATGAAAGCAGAATATTTAAAAAACAATTCATTACCAGAAAAAATACCAAACCAAATTGGTATTAAAATTCAAAAAATAGATCCGAATACTAAAAAAGTATTATCTATTTATAATACTAAAAGAGATATCGTAAAAAAATATCAAATTTCTTATGCTAAATTAAACTTATTAATAAGCAACACAACAGATGAAATATATAATGGATTTATTTGGAAATTAGTCAACCTATAAGTTTTATGAAAAAGGTATTAAACTTAAATTATAATTTAAAAATATAATTTTAAATTATAAAAATGCAAGCCAAAATTGATGAATTAGAAAGTCAGATGAATGTTTGCGACCCATCAAAGGTTATACCTCAATTAGCAACCGCGTTATATCTATTCGAAACAAAAAAAGGAGGACAAGCATTTAAAAAAGCCTTGAAAGATTCGAGTCCACACGCATATTATAAAATTTATTTGGAACCGTTATTTAACGCACTACAACTTGCTGGAGCTCTTTATCAAGGTGATGAAATTGATTTAGATAATGAATATCTACACATGAATTCACGATTTTGTAATATAATGATGGATAGAGCTGGTTATTATTACGATTCAGGACCAAGATTTAGACAAAAAGCAGTTCTATTTGCTTTACAAAAATTAATGAAAAATGATTTGACATTTGGTAAAATATTTTTCATTAAAGAAAAACATTTAATAATTAACAAAGAAACTGGTGATATTGAAATAGACCACGCAGCACATAAAGGAACATTTATTAAGTTAATTAAAAGAAAAGCAGAAAACGGAGATGATATAATATATATAAAAGAAATTTATAAAGAGTTTTATGGAGAAGAATTAGACTTATAATAAATAAAAAAATATTTTTTATTATTTTATTTATTATGAAATACTTAATATACAAATTATTACTCTAGTTTTCTTCATCGCTAGAAGATGATGATTCTTCAATTTCTTCGTCATCTGTTTCATCTTCACTAGGGTCTGAAATATATGTTTCTCCATTCCAAATAACTTTATCACTATTAAATAATTTATTCATATTAATAACTTCAGGTTTATTAATTTCAGTAGTAAGCAATTTCAAAATTTGACTGTCATCTCTGAACCTAACTGTATAATTTTGTTGAATATTAAATCTACCAACACGTCCAAGAGCTTGTACGATTTTTTCTTGTGTAAGATTTAAATCTTTACTCAAATAAGCGTGACAAAACTGATAATTTGTACCATAAATGTAATCAGTATCCGCAATAATCATATATAATTTTTGTAAATCTGCCAACTTTTTCATAATTTCGGTGTATCTAATATTATTATGATTAGTAAAAACTCCAATTCCCATCATAAGTAAAATCTTCCAACTATCTTCAATTCCGTGTAGCAACATAATTTCACTAACAATAGATTCTTCAATATTGCTTGTAAAAGCATCACTTGTATTTAATCCTTCAGCCCATTTATTCAAATGAAGAATTTTATTAGGAACAAATGTGTCATTTAGTGTAGCTATCTTTATCATTGACCGAATTATAAAAATTTCACTATTAATTTCTGATATTATTCCTTTAGTATTATCTTTATCTTTATCCTTTGGCTCTTTAGATGGTTCTCTAGATAATTTTCTTGGGTCTTTTGATGATTGATTTTTTCCTTTCATTTTATTTCCTTGATCGCTAATTGCTATATCTGCTTGTTCTGAAATATCTTCTAGATTTTTTTCCAAAACACTTAATCTCTCATTCAATGAATTATTAAATTCTATTTTGTCTATCAAATCGGTCATTACACTAGCTGGAATGCTTGCTTGTTGAATACAAAACTTAGCAATTTTTTCAACGTCATTTGACAAGAATATTGTAGGTCCGTCTGTTAATGTAAACGCATCTTTAGTGGTAACATAAATTCCTGGATTTTGATTTTGAGGTGCTTGACTAGAACTAGATTTAAAAATTTTATTTCCTTTTGGGTCAATCAAATTATTCGACCTTATTCTAGGTTCTCTTAAAATTCTACAACCATTATAAACAGATCCCCACGCTCCATCAATTATATTTTGTAACAAGTTAATATAATAAATTTTAATACTTGTCATATTAATATCACCAAGCTCTAAAAATATTCTATTAATTTTCATTTGTCTAATACAGTAGTCATTTTTATTTACCAAACTTATAAAGTTAACAACCTCTTTTAAGTCAAAATATCTTAGCAATGTTAAATGTTCTTGACAATGTCTCGCAATTTTTAAAACCTCAGAATAATCTTCATTTAAATAATGAGGCAAAACTACGAATCCATCTTTATTAATCAAAGGTATAGATTTTTTACAATCGTGACTTACAATGCTGAATACTTGCGCTCCATCAAACTTGTTCCTAAAATCTGTTATTGTCTCTGTGAGTTCGTGAAGCTTTGGTAAAGTAGCAGATGATAGTACCATATTAGGTATAAGATTTTTTTTCCAATTTCTTCTAATAATTTTGTGAAATTCGTGTTCTTCATAATCCATAGTAATAGTTGGTTCATCCCAGTATGTAATTAGACCACTAATGTCCTCAACTTCTTGCTCTAATCCATTTTTTTCATTAATTACTATTTTTGTACTAAACGATTTCATATAATACATTGCTGGCAAATACGACTTAATATCACAAATCATAATTTCAACTTCGGAACCAACGCTATTATCAACCTTTCCAATTCCACCAGTTCTTTTATTTTTGGTATAAACCTTTGCGGCAAAATAATGTAATCTAATATCGGCAGCGCTAGCACATCCAAACGCAAATGCTACTTTTTTTCCAGCTGATATAGCTGCTTTGGCTAACGCTAATCCAACGTGTCTAGCGGCACAAACAAATATAATTTTATGAGATTCTGATAAAGCTAATGGAGATAGTGTTTTACCAGTACCAGTTGGAGCTGTATACAGTACAATTTTAGGACATTTTTGTTTACAAATTGTAAAAATCTCTTTTTGATGTTCGTACAACTCCATATCAGCATATTTTAATAAGCTTACATTTTTTTCTATAAAGTCAACAGCATTTTCAACTATAACAGTCATATCAATGTCATCCTGAAAATTATCTAAAACAGAATTGATAATTGACAATATATGCCTATTAATTTTTGTAATATTATTTCTAATTAATTTGAAAATAGTAAAGTAGTGAAACATAAATAATTTATTATTTTTTTCAATTTCGTTAGCGTACTTTTCCGCATATTTTATATATTTATTATTTTCAAATTTAGACTGAATAATTTTTTCTAGGTGGAAAATCAAAATATACTCAAAAATCTCATCTTGATTTATGGAATCTGTGCTATTTTTTTCAAGACGAATTTTATCAGCACTTTTTACTTTAATGTCTGAACTAATAGACATTTTAATATAGTCAACGTAGTATTTTTTTATAAAACCTTCTATTATAACACGGAAATATTTATTATATAAATAATCTTCCATTTTCTCATTGTGTTCAATTTTTAAAAAGGAAATTAGTGATTTTTGTTCGTTTGTTTTAATATTAACATCGCTAAATCCTGCGATAATTAATTTTAATATTTTCTGTTCTGTTTGTGAAACAGGAACCTCAATTGAGTCCCATTCAGATTTATTAAGCTTTCGTTGGGTTAAATCCATTGTTATTTTATTTAATATGATAATCTTTATATGTATATTTACATTTCAATTTTATTTATTAAAAAAATTGATTTATAAATAATATAAAAATAAAAATATATCTAATAATAACAAATAAAGAATGTCTAATTTTCAAAGTGTAAAAATTATTTCTATTGATGGAAATATTGGTTCTGGTAAATCAACTCTTATGGAAGAATTAAAAACCTATTTTAGCAATAATAAAAATGTTGTATTTTTAAAAGAACCCGTTGATGAATGGGAAACTATTACAGATGAAAATGGTGTTACAATTTTAGAAAAATTTTATGAAAATCCATCAAAATATGGGTTTTCGTTTCAAATAATGGCATATATTTCAAGACTTGATGTTATGAGAAACGCAATAAAAAAAAATCCAAATTCTATTTTTATATCAGAACGTAGTTTATTTACAGATAAATTAGTATTTGCGAAAATGCTATTTGATTCTGGTAATATCGAATTAGTTAATTATAAAATTTATTTAAAATGGTTTGATACTTTTGCTGAAGATTTTCCAATTAGTAAAGTTATATATGTAAATACTGAACCAGAAATTTGTCATCAACGTATTGGAAAACGCTCTAGAACTGGAGAGAGTAATATACCTTTAGAGTACTTACAAAATTGTCATAAATATCACACTAATATGTTAGATGTTAGTTTAGTGGATTGTGTTTGTAAAGAACAATTAGTATTAAATGGTAATATTGACATATATGAAAATAAAGAACAACTAAGTGAATGGATTGAAAAAATAAATACATTTATTCATAATTAAATTAAAATAATTAAAATAATTTAATAATACATAATGGATGAACCAAATAATAATACAATAATTTTTACAATATCAAGAATGAATCCTCCAACACCAGGACATTTATTATTAATACAAAAATTAATTGAAGAAGCTATACGACAAAATGTACGAAAAGTTTTTGTTATATTATCAAAAACTAATGATAATAATGAAAATCCAATAGACTGTCAAGAAAAAATAAATATATTAGGTGAAAATATTGCCCCGATGAATAATATGGTAATTGGATTAAAAAATAAAATGAAAACAGAATTAGAAAGACAAGAATTAGATAATGAAAATATCAGAAGTAAGATAGATAGGACAGAAGTTTTTTTTATTTGCGTTAGTCCAACCCAAGTAAGTCCTATTTTTCCATTATTTGATATTGTAAGAGAGCATTCTGATATACCAAATTTAAATTTATTTATGATTGTTGGAGATGATAGAGCAGATTTTTTAGATACTATTGCTGATAGTTTTTTATTTAAAAATGAAAATATTAATTCTGTTGGTGGACAAATCTTAGCAAGAGAAGATATGGATGCGTTTAAAAGATTATCTCCTGAGGAACTATCTGAAATTGATATTTCTGAAGTACCTATTTCTGCTTTTTCCGCTTCTTTTGTAAGAAAACTTGTAAAACTAGGAATGAAAGATAAGTTTGACGATATATATAAGCCTTATTTAACACAAGATAAAATAGATCATTTATATGAAATAATATCTGAAGGATTGACAAAACCTGACCCAAAAGTAAAAAGCACAAAAGCAAAACCACCAAAATATTCTTATCCAATTATTAGAGGAGACGAACAATTTAATGAAATAATGAGAAATATTCGTGAAAAGGCTGAAAAAAAAGCAACAAAAACAAAAAAAGGTGGAAGAAGAAAAAGAAAATCACATAAAAAATATACAAGAAAAAATAAATATAAAAAGTCAAGAAAAAATAAATATAAAAAGTCAAGAAAAAATAAATATAAAAAATAAATATAAAAATCAAGAAAAAATAAAAAATCACGAAAATATAAATAATATTAAATACAATTTAATTCTTTTTTGGGATTTTTATGTTGAATTTTAACCGTTTTATCACTTATTAAAGGATTTAAATTTTCATTATCTAATTCTGTACTATTTTTTATTAGTTTTTCAAACATTTTTTTATTAATATAAATATCTTGATGCTTATAATCAACTTGAAAAAATGTTTTTTTTATTTTGTCTATTTTTGAACTAATAAATCCTTGTTTTTTCATTTTTGCTTCATTTAAATTAAAAAAAACTGATCTAATTTTTTTATTATTTCCACCTATAATAATTCTACAAATGGTATCATTATTTGAGTCACGTTTAATTTCTTTATTCAAATCAGTTACGTTATTTGCTGCTCCCTTATATGATATACCTAAATACATACCGTGATA